ATGTATATTGATGGCGGAACTTATATCAAAAGTTTTTATACTGTCATGTACCAGCCTTCAAGCGTAAAAATCGGCATGATGGGCGAATCTCATAGGCGTATACACCATTCTATTGATTGGGCAACTACCGTTCCGTGTATAATCTCGGAAGAGTATAGAAAATGACCGCCGACCCCGCAAAACTCCAGCAAAATGTGGAAAAACCGCCACCAAAGCCGCGCCCTACCGTATTCAAGAAGGGCTATGACCCGCGTCGCTGGCTGGGTGGTCGTGGAAAAAAATCCCCCGAACAGCGCGAAGGCGAGAAGATTTTACGCGCCGTAATCTGGGAGGAACTATCCCGCGAATTTGACGTAGCGACGGGCAGGGCATTGGAGGACGACGAAACCATTGACGCGCTGCGGCTGATGGTACGCAAGTGGATAAAGTCGAAGCCGAATGAACTAGCGGACAGGATAGCGGGGAAGGTTGAACAGCGCACGGACATCACCAGCGACGGCAAGCCGCTGAAAGTAATATTTGAATACGAAAATGAAACAGACACAGGAAGCGATTAGAGTCAAACTTCCCAACCCGCACAGAGGGCGGACAATGGGCGGACAGGCGCGTATCATTGAAGAAATGCGCCGCTTCAACGTCATCGACTGCGGGCGGCGTTTTGGCAAGACCGACCTCTGCGAAATCCTGATACATCGCCCGATGTGGGACGGTTTACCTATTGGATGGTTTTCGCCTACCTACAAAATACTATCCGAGGCATGGGACGAAATAAGCAGGATATACGCGCCCATTATCACAGCGAACAACAAGAGCGAAAAGGTTATGCGCTTAGTTGGTGGTAGTGTTATTGAGGGATGGTCACTGGAAAAGGAAGGGGCAGGGCGTTCCCGCAAGTATGCAATGGCAATCATTGATGAAGCGGCGCGGGTAAAAAACCTCATGGACGTATTCAATGCCGACATCCGCGCAACGCTGCTTGACTACAAGGGCGCGGCGTTTTTCCCGTCAACCCCTAAAGGGCTAAACGACTATTACAAGTTGTGGCAGATGGCAGAGGACAACCCAGAGTGGGCGCGGTGGAAAATGCCAACTTCGGAGAATCCATACATCTCGCTAGATGAGATTGCCGCCATGCGTGCCGCGATGCCTGATTGGGTAGCGCGGCAGGAATTGGATGCGGAGTTTTTAGAGAACGGCGCGTTTTTCCAGAACGTTGATTCTGTCTGTGTAATTGACAATCCCGACAATCCAGAGAACCACGTCAACCACAGGATTATTGCCGGGCTGGATTGGGCATTGACCGAGGACTTCACGCGGCTTACTGTCATTTGTGCGGACTGCAAGCGGGCGGTGGATTGGTGGGGTGGTCGGCGCATGGATTACACCATGCAGCGAGGCTTCATTACGTCACTGTTGGCAAAATGGCGGGGCGTGATATTGTTACCAGAGCGAAATAGCATGGGCGCGCCGAACATCGAAAGCCTGATTGCAGACGGGGTATCCGTTGCACGCGGGCATGATGGCGGGTACGGGTATAATACGACCAGTACAAGCAAGAGTGAGTTGATAATGCGTCTTGCGCTGGCGATGGAAAAGCAGGAAGTAAAATTGCCGCGTGAGTACGCTGATGAGCTACGAGGTTATGAGGTCGAGATAACCGCTGCAAATCCTAAATTCGGTGCGCCGAAAGGGCAGCACGATGACAGGGTTATTTCGGCGGCGTTGGCGTGGTGGTTGTGTTCACGGAATATCTGGTGGATGAGTAGAGGTGAGTAATGACAACTAAAATTTATCTTACGAATGGGACAACGACAGAAAATATCTTGTCGCTTGGAGCGGGCAAAAAGAGTGTTGACCCCTGGGACGAGACGCGCCCTGGCGTATGGACGCCAGAGACTGCCAAAAAGGATATTGCCCCGCGCCTTGTCCCGTCTGTGTTTGCCAGTGTATCAGTTAGAGCGCAGGCGATGTCTGATTTGCCATTTACCATTTACACGACAAATGGAGATGATGAGGTAGATAACAGCGACAACTACAAGAACGTTGTTGGCTTTATGCCGTCGCCTACAAAATTTTTATCGCTGACCGAGAGCGCATTGGTTTTGACAGGTCAAGCATACTGGTACAAAGGAAAAGGGGCAAAAACTGGACGCATAAAAGAGTTGCAGTACTGGCGACCCGATAGCGTGACGCTGGACACAGACGCGGCGCAGAGGGGAGTTATTCAATTCGACAGGCAGGGACAGGGACAGAAAATTCCTGCTGATGACGTACTTTATGCATGGCTACCCGATCCGATGGTGGAACTCGGTGCGCCGACCGTTTACCCATACGCATCCGCCATGCTTGCAGCGACTGCCAACGGCGCAATCGCGCAATGGGCGGCAGATTACATGCAGCGTGGCGCAGTCAAAGCAATGATGCTTATGGTTGACGGTGCGCCTCCTCCCAGTGAAGTGGAGCGGATGGAAACATGGTTCAATCGCTTCATGCGTGGTGCGAAAAACCTTGCGTGGAAAGTGTTCAACAGCGCAGGCGTAAAGCCTACGATTATTGGTGACGGTCTGGAAGCATTGGGAGATTTGACCATCTCCGAGGATTTGCGAAAAGAAATCAATGTTGCGATGGGGACACAATACATCTTTGACGCACAGGCATACGCCACAAGTCAAAAGGCTTTAGAGCGTCAGTTCTATCAGCTTATCATAATGCCAGACTCCCGCATAATTCAAGAGGCGTTAAACACGCAGATATTGAATAAGATGGGGTATTATCTGAAATTCGAGCCTGAACGCTTAGAAAGTTTCCAGGAGGATGAGGGTGAGCAGGCGCAAAATTTCGGCGCGTTGATTGATGTGCTAATGAAGGGGTTATCATTTGATGTGGCTTTCAAGATTGCATCCGATAAGCTGGATTACCAATTCAGCGAAGAGCAGATGGCAATGATTGAAGCAGACTTGGCAGAGGATGAAAAAGAGACACCAGAACCCGCGCTAGTTCCCCCGCCCTCTGACGTTGCGCCTATCGAGGAAGAACCGAACAACGCAAAGGCGATTATGGAACTGGACAGGTGGGAAAAGAAAAGCCTTTCCGCTGGAAAGGTTGTCATGTGGCACACTGCTGTATTGCCAGATACGATGGTCAAAGCGATTGCGGATGGCTCATTATCATTTGACGACGCCCGCGATAGCTTGCGCGTCAAGCCGACTGACAGTTTGTTGGTATTGGCGGCGGCGATTGAAAAGGCGGCGCGGAATGTATAATCGCTTGCGGATGTTATTAAAGGATGTAATGGCACAAGTCCCTGACGTTGTACCGCTCTTGTCTGCTGAGACGATTGATGCGATAAAGGCCGTGCCAGTTTCACGCGATGATTTAGAGCGCAAATTAGCGCGGGCTATTCTTGCAGTTGACAGAAAATACCTTTCGATTCTCGAAAATAGTAATGGCGTATTGCCTCCCAATTACTGGTACGATTACGAAAACGAACTGAGACAGTCAATAGCATCACCGCTTCGGGCGCAAATCGAGCAATCCTTTGGCAGTTATAGCGATTATGTGAACTTCATTGACAAGAGCGGCGCGGTAGAGGATATTGACACCGCCATGACGCAGGCAATCAATGAGGTTGCGCGTGGAATTACAGAAAATACGCGGTTAAATTTTGAAGCGTCTCTACGGCAGGGATTATCGTTTGAAGAGATAATCGAAAAGATTGCATTACGCTTTTCAAGTGGTCATGCCGAGCAGGTATCAATCACAGAACTTACGCGGGCGGAGGCGTTCTTTAGTGACGCGCTATCGTCCCGCCTGCATGAGCAGGGCGCAAACAATCAAATCAGATGGCTTACTAGTGAGGACGAAAAGGTCTGTCCGTTATGCTCGCCCGCAGACCACAAGCTAAAGGACGAGCCAATAAACACGCCAAAGGGTTCTTGGAATGGGCAGACGTGGGGCAATCGTTACGGACGACCTCCCGCTCACCCCAATTGCAGGTGTAAAACAGTGGTCGAATTGGTAAATAGGATGCCTCAATGAGTACACCTCTGAA